TGTCAAACGACCGCAGCCGCTTGAGCGGATCTCTTTGCTGGTCATCCTCGCCACCGTCCGAGATATAGACGGCCTGCAGTTGCCAGGCATTGTCGCCGAGATACTCGACGCTGTACGACTCAAGGTGAAGCTGATTCTGCGGTTGCCCCGGATACTGCCAGAAGAGCGCAAACCGATACAGCGTGTCGTTGATGTCGGCGTGAAGCGCGACGTCGTCGCTGGTTCCAAAGATTTTCCAACTGCGGCGGTAGGTGCTCTGCGCCTTCTTGCCCAGCCGGTGGATCGTGGCGCTACGACTCGAGTTGTCTTCGACCCAGCGAAAAATAGGCATGGTGTCAGTCGGCGACGAGGCCGGCCATAGGGTCGCGGGTGTTCTGTTCGATCTGTTTCATCGTGTCGAGTTGCTTCTGGGCTAGGTTGCTGCCGAACCCCAGCTGGCCCAACGCGGCACCGCTGAACGTGCCGACCACCTCAGCCGCGGACGTCGTGGCGGTCGCCTGGGCCGCGGCGGCCCCGGCTGCAGCAGCCTCGCGGGCGTCGTTGCTGCCCGACAGGCCCGCATCCATGACCCGCTCCGAGGCCGCATCCAGCGAACCTTCCAACCGCTCGAGCTGCTCGGCCGACAGCTTGCCGCTGTCCCGCAGTTCGCGGAAGGTGCTGGCCAGGGCTTGTAGTTCATCCATGCCGGTGACGCTGCCGAGCGACCGGTCGAGTTCGCCAACTTGGCCGGCCACGGCCCGGCGGTCGGCTGCCGTCTCCCGCAGTTCGCCCACGCGACCTTCGAGGGCCACCGCGTCGGCGTCACGGGCTGCGGCTCGGCGGGCGTTCTCGTCGAGGCGGCCGGCGGCGATCGCGTCGGCGTTTGCCCGGCCGGCGTCAATGCGGGCTTGCGTGTCTGCGGCAGTTGCCGCGTTTTCTTCGGCCGCTGCTGCCATTCGGCCCTGTATCCCTGGCCGTGACGCTGACCGCTCGGCGGCCCGCGCCGTCATCTCGCTGTCGACCTTCCTGTTTTCTTCCGCCAGGTCGTAGCCCTTGACGATGAATGATTGCACCCAGTTCCAAGACTTTTTGACCGCAGCCACCATGGCGTCGAAAGACGCCATGACACCGTTGACGATGTTGTCGACCACGCCTAGGACGATGGCCTTGTTTGTATTTAGTAGCTGGGCAATGCCGCTCCACAGCGATTCCCAGACCGCGTACAGGTCGGCTCCGGCGTAGGTAAACGTGTTTTGGAGGAACGCCACCCACGAGTCCAACGTGGCCATGGTGGCATTCACGCCGCGGATCAACGCCGCCTGAACGCCGGCCCACATGATCTCCATGGCCAGGCCAAGATCGCCGGCCGCAAGGGCGTCGTAGATCCCGGCGAACGTGGTGGAGGCAATCCCGGCCAGCTGGCCCAATACGCCGGTCGCCTGATTCACGGCAGCGACTAGGCCCACGACACCGGCCACGATCAGGCCGATCGGCGACAGGACGAGGCCGAAGGCCGCAGCCACCGCCGACAGGGCCACGCCCATGCCAAGGATGGCGGCCGAGATCCCGGCAAACGTGGCGATCCCCTGTGCCAACCCGACCACCATCTCCTGATTGTTTTTGATGAACGTGGTCAGCGTACTCGCGGCGTGGCCGATGCCTTCGACCAGGAACTGGAGCGACGGGGCCAGCGCGTCACCGATCGCCAAGGCCGTGCCCTCGATCGCGGACAGGGTAATCCGCATGGCCCCGCCGAGGCCGGCGTCCATTTCCTTGGCCGTGCGGGCCGCGGTGCCTTCAGCGTTCTGAAGCTGATCGGCCAGCCCGCGGACGCCCCCGGCAGTCTGCGACAGCACGTTGGCCGACGTGATCCCCAACAGGCCGAAAGCGTCGGCCATCTTGGCTGTGCGCTCGGCCACGCCCATACTGGCCGTAGCGGTGTTGATCTCGTCCAGAATGTCGACCAGCGGCTTCAGGTTACCGGCGGCGTCGGTGTTAGTGATTCCGAAAATCTCTTGCAGTTTTTCGCCTGCCCCTGCCGAGATCACCGCCAGACGCCTCAAGGCGGTGCCAGCCTCGCTGCCCTGGATTCCGACATTGCCAAGAACACCCAAGATGGCAGCGGTGTCCTCAAGCGACATCCCTAGGCTAGATGCGACGGGGCCAGCGTACTTCAAGGCCTCGCCAAGGCTTTCCACGCTATTAAAAGTTGCGTTGGCAGTTTGGGTCAGCACGTCAGCGGCGCGGGTCGCATCTGCAGCGCCAAGGCCGAACTGCCTGAGCGTGGCCGCCATGATGCCTGCAGACAGAACTGCGTCGGTGCCGGTTGCCCGGGCGAGGTTCAAGACCGCGCCGGTCATGGCGTTGATCTCGTCCGGCTTAAAACCCGCGCGTCCCAGCTCGCCCATCAATGTGGCGACCTGAACCGCGGTAAACGAGGTAGTCGCGCCCAACTCCCGGGCTCGGTCGTTCAGCTTTTGCAGGTCTGATCCGGCCGCACCGCTGACAGCTGCGGTCAGACGGATCGCGTCATCGAACTGGGCGAACTGCCGGGTCGCCAGCGCCAGCGGGGCGGTGAGCGCCGCACCGAACCCCGTCATTCGCGTGCCTAGCCCCTGCAACTGCGAGCCGATCTTGCCGATGTGCTTGTTCAAGTCCTGAAGCGACTTGAACAGCCGGCGGGGATCGGCCCCAATCTCGACAAATACCTGCCCGCCTCTAACTCGGCTCATGACGTTTTGACCTCATGCCAGTCAGGGCCTAGTAGTTTCTGAATCTCTTCGGGCGTGGCCTGGCGGGCGGCCTTCTTCTTGGCAAACGGGTTTAGGCGGGCTGGGTCGACGGACGGCGCGTGTTTCGCCCGGTGGAGGTTGGCGGTTTGGGCGAGGAGGTTGGCGGTGTGCCACCAGTCCATTTCGAGTCGAGCGTTTCGGGCTGTAAGGAGGTTTCGGAAGGTCCACTCGCCGGGGTGGATTCCAAGGATTCCGGCACACTCCCAGATCGTGTCCCAGATCGTGCGAGCAGCTCCGCCGCCGTCGTTCCTGCCAGCTCGGCCTCCGCTTGGCTCATCACCTGGTCGGCCATTTCGCGGATTCTGGCGACCATGAGCGCGACCATCTTGCGGAGGCCCGGCGGGAAAAAATCGACTAGCTCCGACTCCAGGGCGAGCTGGGCCGCCTCGAGCGAATCGCCGCGGAGGCCGTCCAGGAACTGGTCGCGGGTCAGTTTCTTTTCGTCGGCCTGCTGCCGGCAGATCGCGTAGAGGATTTCGCCGATCTTTCCGTAGTTGTTTCGCAACACTTCCAGCGTCTTGGCGATGGTGCCGGCGTCGATCAGGTCGAACGGCACTTGGCGGGTCTGCCGTTTGACACTGCCGTCCGGCTGGTCGACGTCCTCGGTCACGTCGAGCGTGACCAAGCCGCGGACGCGATCGGCGGCGGCGACGGTCAACGCCACCATCCACGGCCGGCCCTGGTCGTCCCTGAACTCTTTCACCGCAGGCCTCCCTTGGTCATCTTGGCTTCGACCTGAAACGTCACCACGCCGTCCACGGCGGCCGTTTCACTCAGCGACGTGATCACGGCCGGGAACGACCAACCGGCGTTGCCACCCGACACTGTGACCTCCGTCCCGTTGTTCAGCGCAGTGGCTATGGCGGCCACCGACGTCGTGTCGTTGACCTCCATCGACAGCGAACCGTCCCGGCCGGTCTGGTAGACCGACACAAACCGGCTGCCGTATTCCTCGATGTCGATCGTGCGGGCGGCGCTGGAAAACGTCACGTTGCGGACGCCGACTACGGCCGTGCCGACCGTGACGGTGCCATCCTTGCCCAGAACGATCGGCACGGGATCAGCCCTCCCGTGCGGTGACGGTGTAGGTCACCGCTCCGTCGATCGAGATGTTCTCGGTGACGCCCATGACGAGGAAGCTCGAGGTGGGCGTGTTGGTGTTGAGCGCCGTGATCAGGCCCGTGGGGCTGTGGCACTCGATCTCCCACAACTTGCTGGTCAGGCCAGACTTGTAAGCCCGAAAGCCGGGGTTGCCGGAGGTGCCGCCCGCGTTGGTGCGGTTGGTGACGTCGACGATCTCCACCTCTTCGGTGTAGGTCGCCGAAATGATTTGGCTGCCGAACGGAGGGGCGGAACCGTCCTTGCCAAGCGTAATGGCCATGCGTGCGGGTCTCCCTGATTAGGACTGCGAATGATTGCGGCTGGCCGAGACGGTGAACGTCTTGATTCCGTCGATCGGGTCGGCCTCGGCCACGTTCGTCACGACGTACACGACGTTGCCGGTGGACGGCCCGCCGAGCGTGAACGTGTCGCCCACGTCCACGCCGGGGGCGTCGACGCACTCAACCTCGACCGTCTGCTCGATCATGGCCTTCCGAAACTTGCGGCTGGCGTCACCCAGCTTCGTGACGTCAACCTCCGCGGCGGAGTTGTTGACGGTGACGGTGCGGGCGTTGCTGATGCCCGTGATCGTTACGTCTTTGCCGAGCGTGACTGACATAGTGGTTCAGTGCTCCCGTGGGCGGTTGTTCGCTCACGGTAGCCCCGCCCGGGGGCAGGCCCGCAGGGGGTCTGGCGTCACGGGCCGGAGACAAAGTTTTGGAAGGTCTTGGGAATCTTGGGTCGGACCTTGTCGAGGCCCTTGGCCATGTAGCGGCCCGGCTTGACCTTGCCTCTCTCCGTCTTGAACACGCCGGCCTTGGTCCGCTTGCCGGTCTGGGTGTCTCTCCTCATGACGACGTAGGCCTCGCCGCCGGTTCCCTTTAGGAACCTGCCCTTGGCGTCACGGCCGCCCCGCCGGCTGCCGCGTCCCATGCCCTGCGGGATCGCGTGGCCGCCCTTAAGTTTCTCGACCGGCGACCGCGACAAGTAGCGGTAGGCGACTGTCCGGCTACCGCCGAACTCCTGAATCCTGTTGAGCCACACCGTGCGCTCAGCCGGGCCGATCACAACCGACCCTTTTCGGTCGTCGCGCTCGTATCGAACACTGCCCCGCAAAAACCCATTGGCAGCCCGGCCCCGGCCGGTCTTCCAACTAGTGACCCGGCCGGCGGTCGGTGGCCGAAAAACGACCTCGAGCACTGGAATTCCGTTTTGTTCGCCGACCCGTCGCCACTCCGGCTTTTTCTTGGGCTGCTTGTTCAAAAACTGCTTTTTAGCCGACTGCATCGTGAACGAGCCGATCCGGTCTAGGCTCTTGTTTCGCCCAGCCTGGTAGCGTTTCTTGACGTGGGCCGTGTTGATCTTGGCCCGCACCTTGACCGTCGTTCGCATGGCTGCCTCCTACGTCCGGTGGACGCGATAGGTGGCCGTGATCACGGCCCGCCAAACGTTGCGCTCCTGGAGCCCCTCGTCGGGGTTCAGCGAGACCTCGACTTCCATCGGGCTCGTCACGCCGCTCGGCCAGGTGACCGCCTCGTCCCAGTCGTGCTGGCGGATCGCGTCCACCATTTCCTCCGCCAAGGCCAGCGTGTCGTCGGCTAGGGCCTCGGTCGGGGCGTGGCGGCCGACGAACACGATGATCGCGTAGTCGTACTGCCAATGGACGCGGTCGGCCCGGGTGGTCTCGATCGCCCCGGGCATGACCGCC